ACCGATACGTAAATCGGGGGCTCGAAAGAGCCCCCACACCTCAGGAGGAAATAAGCCATGAGCAACGCGGTCTTCGCACAGGGGACGCTGCTCAAGATCGGCGATGGGGCCACCCCCGTCGAGGGCTTCACTACGATCGCAGAGGTCAACGACCTCGGCGGTCCCGCGCTTGCCCTCGAGGCCGTGGACGTCACCAACCACTCTTCACTCGAAGGGTGGAAGGAGTTCATCGGCGGCCTTCTCGACGGAGGCGAGGTCTCGTTCTCGATCAACTATCAGCCGACCCATGCCACGCACAACAACACGACGGGTCTCATTCGCGACATGCGGACGAGGACCAAGCGAAACTTCCAACTCGTCTTCACCGACGCAGGCGGCACGACCTGGAACTTCACGGCGCTGGTGACGGGCTTCGAGCCGACCGAACCGGTCGACGCGCAGCTCACCGCCGACGTCACGCTCCAGATCACGGGCAAGCCGACGCTGGTGTAAGGAGGGCACTTCAATGTCCAAGCAAGTCTTCGCCCCGGGCGAGAGAGACAGCCGTCTCAAGTTCGTCTCCGATGAGGTAGCCCTCGACGGTTCGAACCCGACGGTGATCGACCTCGCGGGGTACTTCACGAAGATCCTCGGATTCGTCGCGACGTACAAGGGCAACGTGACCCCCGGCGACGGTCACTCGATCCTGACGTATGACATCGTCGGGACCAAGGTGAACGTCTACGCGTGGGTGCACGCGGCGGCGGACCCGACGCTTCAGGCGTCAGCCGCGACCGCGACCTTCACGTACGTCGCCTTCGGCTACTGAGCTTTTTCGAGGAGGGCCGGAACTTCCCGGTCCTCCTCTCTTTCAAGGAAGGAAAGGAAGGAACGTCATGGCAACTATCGAAACCGTTAGAATCAAGCATCCCTCCATCAAGTCCGGCGTCTTCATCAACAAGTCGGACTTCGATCCCTCGCAACATCAGCTCTGCGACGAACCGGCCGCGCCTGCGGTTGCGCCAGCATCGACATCGAGCGAGCCCACCGCGGCCGCGCCCAACGACGCTCCACCGAACGATGTGAAGGCCAGGCTCGCGGGTCTCTCGGTCGTGGAACTGCAGGAGGCTTTGCTCGAGGCCGACTCACTCGAACAGGTAGCCCTCGCCGAGCAGGTCGAGAACGAGCGCGATGGCGGTCCGCGGAAGGGCGCGCTGAAGGCCATCGAGGATCGGCGAGCCGAACTTCAGGCCCAACAGCAGTAAGCGGAGGTAGGTCGTGCCTACCGTCATCGCTACCCCTGGTGCGTCCGACGCTAACAGCTACCTCACGGTGGCCGAGGCGGACGCCTACTTCGACACGCGTCTCTTCTCGACGAACTGGACGGGCGCGGTAACTGCGACGAAAGAAACGGCGCTTATCATGGCCACACGGCTCATGGACTCGATGTGGGAATGGTCAGGGGCCGCGACCGACGACGTGCAGGCGCTGCTCTGGCCGCGCGTCGGTATGCGCGCTAAGAACGAGCTGGAGTTCGTCCCTGACAATGAGATCCCGATCGAGCTCAAGAACGCGACCGCAGAGCTGGCGTTCCAACTCATCGCAGAAGATCGAACGTTGGACTCGGACATTGAGTCAAAGAAGATCACCTCACTGACGGCCGGCCCTGTATCGCTGTCGTTCGGCGAGGGCGTGACGGCCAAGGTCGTGCCCGACGCGGTCTATCACCTCATCCCACCGTGGTGGGGTTGGGTGCGAGGCCGTGGGCGGGGCGTTCGTCGTGCTTGGAGGACGTGATGGCAAAGCGTGATTGGGAACAGCTGACGAACCCGACTGGCTCGCGTCCCGAGGGCTCGCGTCCGCCGCGACCCGAGCCGCCGCCGACGATTCCCGCGACCCCTTCGGGTCCCGTCCCGACGACCATCACGGGAACCCGTGACTTCGTGGGACCGAAGATTGCGCCCATCGTTCGCGGAGGCAAAGGCTGATGTCCCTCGCTGATGTAGTTCGGTCGGGCGTGGCACTGGCCAACAAGGTCACCGACCCTCTGCAGGTCGACGTTCAACACTACGCGTGGATCGCCGACAACAACGCGGGTGAACCACAGTTCGCCGCAGCGGTCGTGCGTCGTGCACTCGTGGAACGTAAGCGTAAGCTGATCCGAACTGAGGAGAGCCGCGAGCTCATGCACGTGACATTGATTACCATCATCGGGCCCGTCACCGCGAACGGCGCGCCGAATAGGGACGAGCCTGTCGACCCACGTGATAAGTTCGTGCTGCCCGACGGAACGTCAGGTCCGATCGTAGACGTGAACGGTCTGCTCGATCCATCGACCGGTCGGCCTTATCTCTACGAGGTGGCGCTTGGGTAAGGCCGTCTCAATGAAGGGCGTCGAAGCCGTCGTGCAAGCAGGACGACGTGTCTATATGGGCGCGCTCGAAGGTGTCGCACGCGGGCTGCGTCTCTGGGGTGAGGAGACGATCACGCTGGCTAAGGAGGACTACGTTCCCGTGCTCACGGGCGCGCTGCGCGCGTCGGGTACGGCAGAGATGGTGGACGAGGGCACCACCGCGCCCTCGGTTCGTCTCTCGTTCGGAGGACAGTCGCCCGCAGGCGAGTACGCGATCCCGGTACACGAACGTCCAGCGAGCCACCGCGTGGGTGAGGATAAGTACCTCGAGAAGCCGGCACTGCGACAGAGTCGGAAGCTGAAGGAAACGATCGCGCGTGAGGTTAAGAAGGGCATCAGGGGAAGATGAGCTTAGCAGGTGACATCGCGTTCTTGCTTCGTAACGCGGGGTTCGTTCACGTCATCGAAGGTCAGCTTCCGGCGAAGCCCGATGAGGTGGTGATGGTTCGCGCGTTGGGCGGCCTCGACCCGCTGCGCACGCACGGGACGGAGGTATACGCGCAGCCGCGCGCGCAGGTGCTCGTGCGCGCGAATACCTACGCGATCGCGTCGGAGTGGGTCGAACAGGCATGGCGTTTGCTGTTCAAGTCGAACATCATCATCAACGGAACGCGCTACTTGTCGATCCAACCGATCGACTCACCGGCTGACCTAGGTGCGGACCAACAGCAACCGCCGCGTCGAATGTTCAGCTTCAACGTTCAAATCATGAAGGAGGCCTAAGGTGGCGAAGAAGGAACGCAAGGAGCCCGAGGTGAACGTCGAGGCAGTGCCCGAGGAGGCTGCGGTGATCGCGACCGTCAGCGCGCCGCGAACGTGGAATGGGTACGTCATCCTCGAATGCCCCGAGTCCTCGTGCAAGTACGACACGATCTACGAACGCGAACTTCAAGAACACGTGCTCAAGGCACACACGCCTCCGCCCGCGCCCACGCCCGCGCGCTTGGTCACGCTGGTGGATCGATTCGGCAACGAACAGAGAGAGGAATAAGCCATGGCCAGGACCACGCTTACCGTTCAGCAGCTCTCAGGGCCGTACCCGGACCCGCTGAACCTCGACACCATCACGTTCACAGCGTGCGACGCAGTGAACTTCAATGACTTCGTCTTCAACGGAAACGAGCTCATCATCGCGAGGAACGTCAATGTGTCAACTCCGCGGAACGTCACGCTGACCTCCGTGAAGGACGCGCTCAAGCGGACGGGTGACGTCACAAAGCAGATCGCGGCGAACGGCTATGCCATCTTCGAGGCTCGGGATGTCGTGGGCTGGCAGCAGTCCGACGGTCGGTTCTATCTGCAGGGGGACAACGTCGACATCCAGTTCGCGATCGTCAGGTTGAAGAGGTAAACGTTTTCACTTAGGAAGGGAGGCAGGCAGTGTTCATCAAGGTAGTCAAGCCGAACGTCGTCAAGGTCGAGCGCCTGGACAAGGTGACGAAGCATGCGTCATACGAGCGCACCATTGAGTGTGACGACTTTTCGATCGAGGACCAGGGCGACAGCGTGTTCATCGAGTGCAAGCCCGACAAGGGTTTCTTTCACGTGGAGAAGAAGCCGGGCTATGCTGTGTACGTGCTGAACAATCAAGGCGATACGATCCACACGTATCGTTGGGACAAGGGAGGCAGGCAGTGAGTGAGAAGAAGTTTCTAACGTTCGAAGACTTCAAGTCAACCCCAGACCTCGAGACAGCGGATGTGTTCGTCGAGGAGTGGGACGGGAACGTCTACGTCATCGAGATGGACGCGGCTCGGCGCGACTGGCTCGACTCCAGCATGATGGCCGAAGCCAGCACCGCCATCGCGACGGTGGCGGACAAACAGGGCAACAAGATGTCGATCGACAACTTCCGCGTGAAGATCGTCGCGGCATCGTTGGCCAACAAAGAGACGGGCTCGCATCTCTTCAGCTTGGAACAACTCAAGAACGGGGAAGCGGTTGCCCTCGTCGGGTCGAAGTCGTCGAAGGCTATCGGCACAGTTGCGGACGTCGTCACCAAGCTGAACAAGATGGGCGAGGAGGACGTGAAGAAGCTGGGGGAAGACTTAGGGCGAGCCCAAGTAGGCTCTTCCGATTCAAGCTCGCCCGAGAACTCGGCTGCACCGTCGGAGAGCTCAATCGTCGACTCTCAGGAACAGAGCTGACCGAATGGTTGGAGTACTTCAAGATCGAGGGACCGGTCACCGACAGCGACAAGCTAGCGGACGCGCACAACGCGTTGCTGTGCGCGGTGATCGCCAACTCGGTCGGGGCCGCGCGAGCTTCGATCGTTTCCGCTAT